TAACCTTCTATATTCTGGTTCAACAGGACCACGTCACCCGCGCCCATAGCGGCATCCGCCGCCGTCACCGTTAGTCTGATGCGGTTAGACGAGCCTCCGGGCGTGGGGCTGGCGACCTGCGCAACGGAGTAGGTGCCCGCGGTTCCGCCAACAACGATGCTCCACTGATCAACAGGGTAAAAGCCCGATGCCGTTCCAGGTGTCGCACCGTTCTCCTGCGACACCATCATGCCGCCGTTGAGGATGTAATTCTTCTTGAGGATGCCGGCGTTCGCCCGAACCTGCGACAGCTGGGTGCTATTGAGCACCTGGGCGATGTCGTAACGTAGGACGTTGCTGGGCCCAGCGTTGGCCAACACGAAGGCCGTAGTGGCCAGCTGTGTCGTGTTGGTGCCGTTGGCCGCAGTCGCCGCCGCGGGCGTGCCCGTGAAGATCGGGCTGGCCAGTGGCGCCTTGAGCGCGTCCTGGGCATCCACATAGGTCTTGTTGGCCTTCGCAGCGTCCTGGGTATCCACATAGGTCTTGTCGGCCTTGAGGGCGTCCTGGGTATCCACATAGGTCTTGTCGGCCTTGGGTGTCACAGCAGCGGTCAGCGCCGCCACTGAGGCCCGAGAGGTGTCCGTGGGGTGCACGTGGTCCTCGTGGGCCCACTTGGCGCTTGTGCCAACAGCAGCTGTGCCGTCCACGAGAGGCGTAGCCGTGCCCGCAGCAGCCGCAATCGCCGCAGCAGACGCAGAGCCGGCCGCAGCAGCGCTGGAAGCTGCAGCGCCCTGGGAGGCCAGAGCAGCAGCAGCAGAGGCCGCAGCGAGGTCCGCGGAATGCTCCGCAGCCGCTTCGTCAGCTTGCGTGTACGGTTGACCATCGGGATAGAAGCCGCTGGGCGCCTGGGAGGGCGTGGTGGGCGCCGGGTATTCGGTGGTGACTACGTCGTCCTCGCTGTAGGGCGTGCCATCCGTGAAGAAAGAAGAGTTTACCATCCGCCATCCGTGTCGAGGGCCAGGGCCGGCGCCATGACCGCGTCTGCGGCCAGCTCGTCAGCGTCTGCCATCTTCTGCAGGTTCATTGTGATCTGGGTGTAGGTGGCCTCGGCCTCCGAACGGTTCTCGACGTCCTTGAGGTAGCTGTAGGCCGCGGCGAGCGCCCCGTAGAGCACAGCGTCCCACGCGACCTTGAGGGCCGTGTTGGTGTCACCGTCCGCGCTCACGGCTGCGAACTCGGCGTAGTAGAGGATGAGGACCTTGCTGCCCTCGGTCGGCCTGGGCCCGAGGATCCAGCTGCCGCCCTGGCGCGTGTAGCGACGCGGGGGCACGCTGCCGCCGAGCTGGCTATCCGACACGACTTGCGTCAGCGAGGACTTCCGCAGCTGATATTCGAGGATGCCGTCGTTGTCCGTGTCGACCATGATGGCACCAAGCTCCAGCAGATCCGAGGGGATCGCGAGCTTCGTGAAGTCGGCAGGGATCGTGTAGAGGATCTGCTTCTCCATGAACGGGACGCGTAGCTCCCGCTGCATGCGCATGATCGACTGGTTGATAAAGAGGCTCACCAACGCGTCCGACTTGTTGACGACGTTGTTGTTGAGCATCGCCTTGAAATGGGTCTTGAGTTCTCCGAGGGTCACGTTGGTGAGTTCTTCTTAGATGCTTTTGTTGGTCAGGATGAAGTCGTCGAGCGCATAGCGCTGGAGCATCTTCAGCGTCTCGCGCACGGGCGCGGTCATGACGTCGAAGCCGTAGCGGCGGTACAGCTCGTCGACCACCTCAACGGGGATCGAGGCGACGTGATACATGTCACCAGTCTTCTGATTGACGCTGTCGACCTTTTGCTTGCGGATCGCGCTCAGCCAGTCGTCGTCAATGTGCTGCTCACGCTTGATGATCAGTTCGTTCGTGGTGCGGTCTTCATCGAAGGACACCAGAGTGTCGAGGACTTGCGGTTCCTCGTGGAAAGTTTCAGCAGACATAATTCTCAATGAAAAAAAGGGGCTCCAAATCCCCATACGGAAGAGATGGAGCCCCAATTCAATTAGAAGCCCGAAGCGGCTTCGATGATCGCGGCCGACGCGAAGAAGTTCTTGTGCTTGAGCGAGAACTCGCCCAGCAGCATGGCCTTCGTGCTGTCGCCGGTCTTCGCCAGCTCCTTACGCTCCCAGGGGCGCAGGGTGACGTTCGTCCACATGTCGGGATCGTAGATCAGCGTATTCTTGGCCTTGAGCCAGCGGTTGATCTCGATCTTCTGCTCACCGAACGGCGAGACGTACAGGTTGACGACGTTGACGATCTTCTTGCTGTCCGAACCGGTGATGGTGCGGTAACGGCCAGCCGCCGCAGCGAAGCCCGCGAGGACCACGGAGTTCGACGGGGTCACCATGACGCGGGTCGGCTCAGCGCCGGCCACGTATGCGCTCTGCAGCGCGGTGACGAGGAAGGCTTCCGTCAGCGGGTTCGCACCAGCGCCCGTGTAGGTCACGGTCGAGGGGTCGAGCTGCTTCTGGAACGACGCGAAGGTAGAGGCGGTCGAGCTGGAGCCCGCCGACTTGTCCTGGGCGTTGCCGATCAGAGCGATCTCGCGGTCGCGCTTGATCGCGGCCGAGGACTTCGCCATCTGGTAGGCCATCTCGCGCTTCCGGCCGTAGGTCGACACGACGTCGGCGCGGTCGGAGACCTGCACGGCTTCGGTGAAGATCTGCGTCTGGTTGTTGCGCATCACGGTCGGCGTGACGGTGATGAACGAGGCGTCTGCGCCTTCAACCGCGGCGTTGGTCGCCGGGGCGCGCAGGCTGTCTTCCTGCCACTGGAACAGCGGCTGGGTAACCTTCTCGTTGCCGATGCCGTTCTGGAAAGGAGTCTTACGGGGGCTGAGGTTGGTGATCACCGAAGAGACCTGCTCCTTGATGCCAACCATCTGGTACGTCTGGAAAGTAGCCATAGTTCTGAAATGTCTTCTTAAAAAGAGGGTGGTTTAGTCGTCGCCACTAAACATGGCTTCGAATGCGTTGATCGCGTCGTCCTGCGAGCCGGACTTGATGGCCTTCGATGAGGCTTGCTTCACAGTCACGGTCTTCGCGCTCTGGCGCGCGGCGGGTGCGGATGCAGAGTTCTTCACGATCTTCGTCGGGGTCTTGTTGACCTTCTGGGTCACGACCTTCGTCGAGCCACGCTTGAACTGCATGGCCATGTGGAGGATCTTGAAGGCGCCAGGATCGGTGAGGTTGTTCACCATCTCCTTGTCGAGGCCCTGCTCGGTAGCGAAGCTGCGGATGTCGTTGTACAGCGCTTCGTTCCAGCCCTTGATGTGGTGCGGGCTGTCGGCGGTGTTGATCGCCTTGAGGCAATCACGGGCCGCGGTCTGGCGTGCCGCCAACTGATTGGCAGACACCTTCTGCATGAAGCCGTCGAGTTCGTTCTTCAGGAACGTCTCGTCCTCGTACGCCTTCTGAGCTTCGGCCTGGAGGGCCTGGAGCTGGTCGGCGGGGACGTTCGGGTCCTTCAGCAACTGCGTCCACGGCAGCTCGCGATACTGGTTCGCGCGCTCGGTCGACCGCTTCAGCATGATGTCGTAGGCAGCGATGTTCTTCGCTTGATCTGCCTCGACGGCCTTGCGGACTTCGGCGACCTCTTGGGACTTGCGGGTAAGAGAGGCCTCTTGACCGGCGAGGCGCTTCAGGGAGCCAAGGGTGAACTCTTGTTCGGCACCGTCAACGGTGATCTTGAACTTGTGGTCATCCTTGATTTCGATGGTCGACTGGTCGTCGCCTTCGTCCTCTTTGCCTTCGTCCGTGTCTTCCTGCTCGCCGTCTTCGTCCGTCTCGTCCTCTGGAGTCTCCTCGGAGGCTTCCTCGTCGTCGGCGTCGGGCTGGTTGTTCTCTTCGTCTTTGACCTTGTCCGATGGCTGCTTTTCGTCAGCGTCGTCACCCTCTTCAGGGTCGGTCATGAACGCGTCGAGGATGTTTTCGTCACCGTCGATTGCGTTCGGGTATTCATTCAGGTTAGCAGCGTCCGTCTGGATGGCTGGCATGGTCAGTTCGGGTATCCGTCATAGATGTCGTGCACGCTCGGATCATCAATCGGATCTGGAGCGGAGACATGAGGGGTGTTGTCTTGGTGTTGCGGGAGCTTGTCGAAGGCCTCGGCGAAATGCGCCATGAGCCCGAGAAACTCGTCGAAGCCTTGCGACGTCGCGTAGAGATATTCGCGCCGCTTGGTCTCGTGTGGTTGCGTCTTGAGGATGTCGGCAGCGCATTGCTGTCGGAACATGGCCACAAGAGCCTGGAAGTTCTCGACACCCAGCAGCTCCTTTGAGAAGCCGCCGAGTGCGAGGATCGTGTCGTCGTTCACTTGTTGTGCAGATACGTCATCATCTTGGAGATGAGGTCGGGCCCGCGGACGCTTGAGGCGCCGCTCGGGTCGATCAGTTCTCCGGTTGAGGGATCACGCATCGACAACGCGTTGCGCATGAAGAAGCTTGTGTCAGGCTGGGCCTGCGGGGCCTCTGCGGGACGCGCCTGGGGCATGGGCACCGGGGCGGCCTCTGGGGCCGTGGGTGCCGGGACAGGTGCGGCCTGGGGGGCCTGGGGTGCAGCTGGGGCAGCTCCGGGAAACATCTTGGTCATGTCGCCGGTCGCCCACCAGGGCAACTGCGGGTTCGGCACGGCCGGCTGGAGTGCAGCCTGCTTGTCCGCTTGCGCCTTGAACCCACGCCACTCGGGCGCGAGTTCGGAAGGAGCCTGGGCGGCGCCGGGGACCGCCATGGACATCGGCGAGGCGCCCGCATTGCTCATGAGCGAGGATGCGGTGCGCGCCAGTGTCGGCATGGCACGAATGGCGCCGCCCGCGGCAAGCCCTGGGGCCCCCATGACCATAGAACTGGCCATGAGGGGACCTGGGGTGTGCTCGTGGACGGTCTCACGGACGCGTCGGATCATGTCCCCTAGCGAGGACATGTGGCTCAGAAAGCTGTCAGGCTTTACGTCCCCGAACGTGCCGAGATCGAGCGGCTTGGAGTAGTCTGGATGGTAGGGCATTTACGCTCCTGAGGCGGGTTGCGCCGCCTTTGCAGCAGCGGTGCGGGCAGCGGTGCGCTCTTGCGCCGCGATCTTCTCCCGCTCGACATCGAGCTGCTCCTCACCCAGTTGGATGCGGGCGGCAGTGTCGGTGTCCTGGCGGTCGTTGGTGCGGTCCATGTTGAGCGCGTCGAGGTGGATCTGAGCAGCGCTCTGCTCCAGCTTCGACTGCGTGGCAGCGTAGAGACGATTGTCTGCGGCCTGCTTGACGTTGACAGATGCCATAGAGGCGTCGACTGCCTTCTCCTTGATGTCCAGCTCGCGAACCTTGAGCGGGTCAGGACCCGGAGGCTGCGCGTTGGGATCGAGGTAAGCGGCGAACCGGTTGAAGCCCTTGAGCTTGCCGATGTCGTGCAGCATCTCGTAACGCTGCTTCTGTCCGAACATGCCACCGAGACCGGGATCGCCGGCCATTTCCTTGTAGCCCATAGCCAGCTCGTTGGCGGCCATGTCCTTCTCGCCGTAGCCCAGGTGCTGGGAGACGGTGCAGGTCGTACGCTCGGTCCACGTCTCTGCGTCGATCTGCAGAGGAGCACCCGCGACTTGGATGACGCGTTTGTCTTTGTAGACGATGCCGAGGCGAACCACTTCAAGCATGAGGGGCACGAGGAAGTTGAAGGCGAAGTTACGCGCCATGATCTTCCCGCGCTGGCCCGAGGCCTTCATCATGTTGTCGACCAGACCCTTGGAGTTCTGGGTCGAGATGGCGTCCTTGTTCTGGCCCTGAGAGAGCGCAGAGATGCCAGTCGATTTCTCGTTCTTGGCGTCGAGGACGTTCATCGTCTGGAAGACGTACGGGTTCAGCGGGTTCTGCACGAACGGTGCGACGCTGTCCGGCCGGCGAACGTTCACGATGCCGCCGAGGCGGTTGTCGAGAAGCTCACGCGGGTTCATCAAGCCACCATTGACCACAGCGTAACGCGGGTTGGTGGTGATGGCCGTATGGTCGAGCACGCCGCGGAAGAGGACCGTGTTGGCGTTCTGCGTGTGGATCACGCGGGCCGCGAAGTTGTGGCCGTAGAAGACGTGAGGCAAAGGAAGCGGCACGTAGGCCAGGAACGGGGCCTTGTCGACCTCCTGGGGCTCCTCAAGGATCTTGCCGCCTGCGTGGAGGATCTTGTAGAGGCGAGCGCCCTTAGAGCTGTCGATCTCCATACGCACGTAGCTCTCGTACAGGACGATGTATTCCTGCGAGCTGTCGATGGGATCGGTGTCTGCGTCGTTGCTGTGTGTCGGCGCGTTGCGCGCGAGGACTTCAGGGCTGAACTGCAGCTCCTTGGCCTCGTCGGCCGGCAGCGACATCACGATGGACTTCTTGATGCCCATCTCGATCAGCTCCGCACGCGTCTTGGGCGTACGGTGACCGCAGTACTTGGCGTCGAGGATGCAAGTGGCCAGGGGCTCGATCAGAAACTCTTCGGGAGCGATTGGATCGATGCAGGTCTTGCTGACATCCTTCTTGCGCGTAAGGGTGCCCGAGAAGCCTCCGGCGGCCGGATCGAGGTCGGCGTTGAACTCGTCGACGTCGTCCTGGGAGGCCAGAGCGTGTGCGTCCTCATACGAGATGGGACCGAACGTCTCTTCGGCGTAGTCGTATTTCTTTTCCCAGTACACCTTCGCGATGCCTGCACGGGCCGTGAGGCCGTCGTACATGACGCTGCTGAAGATGTTGAAGCCGGGGTTGGCGCGGAAGATGACGTAGGACGCATACTCGGTTGCGACCCGACACATCTCGGCATTCATGTCCTGATCAGGATCGAACTGCGCGATGTGGTCGCCGCCTGCGAACACCTCCAGCAGCTGAGAGCGCTGCATTTCTACGCTGTCGAAAACATCCGACGAGACGTAGGAGCTTGACCCCTCACTGGTGCGCTTGGGTAGATCGCCGTTGATGTAGCGGGTGACGCGTTCACGCTCTCGGGCGAGACGGCTGTCGAACCAGCTAACGCTGCTTGTCGATTTCGCGGAGACCTTGGCGTAGATCTCCTCGAACGTTAGAATAGCTGGCTTTTTCGCCATAGTCCTTAAATTGCGTCTGAGTAAAATTCGTCTGTGACTGCGACGGGCG